AGTACAGACTTTCTCACACCTCTTAACACAACTACAAAAATAACTGAACACTTCTAGCGCGCTATCGCGCGCTAGAAGGCTCATATTTTTCCACAACTTACTTTTAAAAAATTGCAGGTAAAAATTTGCGTACAAGCTGGTGCGCTTGCTGGCGCAAGCGCTTTGTAAGCAATATGAATAGATGTAGTAGTGTCTGAAACGATATGGTATAAAAGGGGACCCAAAGAATGAAAAATTTATGATAAATTTAGATCAATTGACCGATGACGAACTGCGGTCCCTAATTTTAAAAAAGCAGATCGAATATATAAAACTAGCTCAGGACAACTTCTTAATTTTTGTACGTGCTATGTGGCCAGACTTCATATGTAGAGAAACAAAGGACCCAAAGAAATATGGGCACCATCAAATTATTGCAGAGGAATTTGAAGCTATCGCTGCTAAAAAACATAAAAGGTTGATTGTGAATATGCCACCAAGACATACTAAATCAGAATTTGCATCTTATTTGTTTCCTGCTTGGATGATTGGTAGGAACCCTAAAATGAAACTTATGCAAGTCTCACACAATGCTGAACTTGCAACAAGGTTCGGTAGTAAGGTTCGTAATTTAATGGAGACCGAAGACTACAAAAATATATTTGGTGATGTTAAACTACGTGAAGATAGTAAGGCGAAAGGCCGTTGGGAGACAAATCACGGGGGCGAATATTTTGCAGCAGGAGTAGGCGGTTCAATTACAGGCCGAGGGGCTGATCTTCTTATTATTGACGACCCACATACAGAACAAGATTCAATGTCTGACTCGGCAATGGATAGAGCATATGATTGGTATAGCTCTGGTCCACGACAACGTTTGCAGCCTGGTGGTTCGATAGTCGTTGTTATGACTAGATGGGCAAAGGACGATCTAACAGGAAGGCTCATCAAAGCACAAACTGAGCCTAAATCAGATCAATGGAGAACAATTTCTTTTCCAGCAATTCTAGAAAGCGGTAATCCTGTATGGCCTGAATATTGGAACATAGAAGAATTAGAATCTGTCAAAGCTTCGGTGACACCGAAGAATTGGAATGCACAATACATGCAAGATCCAACTTCAGAAGAAGGTGCAATCATTAAAAGAGATTGGTGGCAAGATTGGGAAAGTGAACGGATACCGGCCCTTAAACATGTAATACAAAGTTATGATACTGCGTTTTCAAAAAAAGAAACATCTGACTATTCTGCGATTACAACATGGGGAATATTTCAACCTGCTGAGGGATATGAAGATTGTATTATATTATTAGATGCTATCAAAGGAAGGTTCGACTTTCCGGATCTTAAGAATCTAGCTATGCAGCAATACGAATACTGGCAACCGGAAACAACTATCGTTGAAGCCAAAGCTTCGGGTCAACCTTTAATCCAAGAATTACGTAGAACAGGTATCCCTGTAATAGATTATGTTCCTGCTAAAGGTAGAGATAAACATACAAGAATTAATTCTGTTGCCCCCATATTCGAATCAGGTATGGTTTATGCGCCTTTAAAAGAGAATTTTGCCCAAGAGGTTATTGAGGAATGTGCAGCATTTCCTAACGGACAATACGATGACTATGTTGATTCCATGACACAAGCTGTGATAAGATTCAGGCAAGGTGGATTTGTTTCAACTTACAATGACGAATTAGATGCACCTAATTTTAAAATTGAAAAAGAATATAAATATTATTAGGAGCTAATATGGCATTAAAAGGTAAACAAAAAAATATAGACGCAAACAAAGACGGTAGAATTTCAGCAGAAGATTTTGAAATTATGAGAAGTCGTCAGCGTGGCGGAATGAAGAAAAAAATGATGGGTGGCGGTTTAACTGCTGCAACTCAAAAATTAAAATCTCAAGGTAAAATGGGCGGTGGCATGATGATGAAACCCATTATGGCTAATAAAGGTAAAAATATTACAGGAAAGACTTCAGCAGCAGTGAAAGAATTTTATGATACGGTTCCACCAAATAAAGATCCTCGTATGACTGGTGCAAAATACAGAAAATATTTGAGAGGATTGAAGGGAGCTACAACTGCAAGTAAACCCTCTACATCTAAATTTATTCAAAGAAGAATGACTTTAGGAGGAGTAAAAGGTAGATTAGCTATACCTTTATTAATTGGGGCAGGACTCGGAAAAGTAGCACAAAAATTTTTTAAAAATAAAAATGTTGGAGTGTTCCCTAAAGTTAATAAACCTACGAAAAAAATGGGTGGCGGTATGATGAATATGCCTGGTTATAAAAAAGGTAAATCCGTCATGGCAAAAGGTTGTAAGTTAGGAAGAAAAAAACCTACAAAGATGTACACATAGGAGGGTGAATGTCCCTCAAAGGAATCTTACAGGGCTTAGGTAAACTCATCGGTAAAAAAGCTAAGGAGTCAACGGCTACCGGACAATCACAGAAGTTACTTACCTACACACCTGAAGCAAAAAAACAATCCGCTGTACAATTAGCAAGAGCAGAAGTCAAACCTCCAGCACCAATAAATCCAAGAGCACAGACCGGCGATTTGCAAATGGGTGAAAGAGGTCAACCCCTTTTTGGATCTTCAACATATGATTGGGTTATGCGTAAAGGCGGAGGTCGTTATTCAGCAGACGAATGGTTAGATCATTTAACATCTTCAAGGAAAGTCAATCAAAGAATATTTGGAAAACAAGTATCTAGAATGGAAAGAGGACCCAAACAATTTACATATGACCGTGGTCGATATGCAGGTAAACAAGCAACCATAAACAAAGAAGAACTTTTTGATTCAAACGTAGCGGTGTTCGATGAAGGTGGTAAATTAGCTGGTGGTCTATTAGCTGCTGCAAAAAAATATAATTTAAAATTATCTGCTCAAGACGTAGGTAATTTTTTAAAAGGTAATCCTGCATTACGTATTAGAACTGTGAACTACGGAAACATAGTACAAGATTTTAATTACAAAGCACCAATAGAAACTTCATTAGGAATTGTTCAAACAGTTAAAAGACAATTTCCTGCGATGGGAGAAAGATTTGACACATTAACCATGAATCTAAATACCATGGAAAGAGGACTTATGAATGGTATGATAAATGATGTTAAACAAGGGCATAGACTTTTTTCTGCAGAGTTAAAAGGTATAATGCAAGCGAATTTGGGCACAGAGGCACGAAGACAATTGAATGCCATGAAAGGTGCTGTTGATGAAGTTTATGCTAAAGCTACAGGTGCTAGATCTAATGTAAAACCAACACAATACGGTAACGAAGGTAATTATACTTTTCCTGGTGGTACGAATTACAGAGAAACTGTATTCCATTTAGACGAACCTATTATTTCTAACACAAATCCAAGAGCTACAATGGGTCATTTTGGAGAAGTAAAAAATAATTTATTTCATGTGAGATATGATGTTAGAAGCACACCCAACGGTAAGAAGGCTTTTGTGATTCACGAAATACAATCTGACGCGAACCAAAGTATTGCAAAAAGATTAACTGCTAAAGAAGCGTTTGGACCTGATGCAAGGTATAATCCTTTCCAAAAACAAATCGAAAACAGATTACTTCTTGATCAAAGAAGTAAAATAGTAAGTAAAAATTTGGATCAAATTACCAGTTCAGATGTCACTGAATTAAATTACATTAATAAACAATTAGCTAGACTTGGTAAAGGCTCTCGAAGAAATACTGATTATTATCCAATGTTAGATTCAGATGCTTACGGAGATTATGCATTAAAATTCTTACTCAATAAGGCAGCCAAAGAAAAAATTGATTATGTTGCAGTAATGCCTTTCAATAAACTTCATTTCAGACAAGGATATAAACAAGGTAATGAAAGATTTTATGGATATGCTGATGGTAAAGGTTTAAACAAAAAGGGCAAATCTGTGATGGCTGATTTAATGAAAAAGACGGCAAACTTTCAAGACTCGAAAGCTGGAACAATAAAAATATCACTGTCTGATCCAAAGAAACCTTACAAAATGACAGGTAGAGATAATTTCAAATATCCTGATAAAGGACACCCGCTAAGCGGGAAAACGATCAGTAGTCCCTATCACAGTAGTGCAAGTACGGTGCAGGAATCAGGAGCTAGATATGTCGGCCCTTATGATCCAGATTTATATTTTAACGCCTTTGGAATTGAAGTAAGACCTGGGATGGCTTATACTCAAAAGCTATACAAGAGTGAAGGTGGTTTAGTAGTAGATATATTTAAACCCTTATGTTAACGTAAATTATGGCTATAGAAAAAGATAACCCTACAGGAATAGAAGAAGATATCAAGGTTGAAGAAATCAAAGAGCAACCTGAAGGTTTACCACCTGAAGTTATGGTTGAGGGTGAAGAAGTACAAGAAGAGCAGGTTACACCTGAACAAGAGTTTGCTTCTAATTTGGCAGATAACATGGATGAAAGAATTCTTGCACAAATTGGTAGTGATTTAACAGCAGAATACAAGAAAGATAAAACATCAAGGAAAGATTGGGAGGATGCATACATACAAGGATTAGATCTTCTTGGTACGAAATACAAAGAACAAACAAAGCCTTTCAGAGGAGCTTCTGGTGTCACTCACCCTTTACTTGCGGAATCGATAACACAATTCCAAGCATCAGCTTACAAAGAATTATTACCGAGTGATGGACCAGTAAGAACACAAGTGATGGGCTTACAATCACCACAGACAGATGCGCAAGCTACAAGAGTAAAAGATTATTTAAATTATCTTCTTATGGAGAAGATGGAAGAATACACAACTGATATGGATCAAATGTTATTTTATCTACCACTATCAGGATCTACATTTAAAAAAGTATATTACGATGAAATGATGGGAAGACCTGTTGCTAAGTTTATCCCTGCAGAAGATTTAGTTGTTCCATATTATGCATCAGACTTAAAAGATGCTGGTAGAATTACACACGTCATTAAGATGAGTGAAAATGATATAAGAAAAAAAATGGCAGCAGGATTTTATAGAGATATAGAGTTACCAAAACCAAATCAAAAAAAAGATGATGTTCATCAAAAAATAAATCAGATTGAAGGCGTAACTGATCAATTTTCAGATTACATTTATAATATATTAGAAATGCATGTGGATTTAGATCTAGATGAGTATGGTAAGTTTGATAAAAAAACTGAAAAAGGTATTAAGATTCCATATATTGTAACAATTGATGAAGGCAGTGGAGAAGTTTTATCTATTTACAGAAACTACAGAATCGGTGATGGAAGTTATTCACGAGTAGAATACTTTGTACACTACAAATTTTTACCAGGATTAGGTTTTTATGGTTTTGGTTTGATTCACATGATTGGTGGTTTATCACGTGCAGCAACAATTGCATTAAGACAATTGATAGATGCGGG